TATATTGTGCTGATATATTAGGAATAATTTTAGCATATCCCAATTCATGTGAAAATCACCAATCCCCTTTAGATGCTTTATGGGACGCTTATTCCGAAAAAATACCTTTTTCAATTTGGCACGCCATGAGAGGGCGTGGAAAAACATATGATTTAGCCTTGTTAGCATTTTTAGAAAGTATATTTAAAAGAAGATGTGGTACAACAATATTAGGTGGAAGTTTAGAACAATCAACAAAAGCGGTTGCATATTTAGCCCAGTTTTGGGCCGCAGAAAAAGCTCCAAGACACTTGTTGGTTAATAATTCAGTTGGTGGCAGAGGATATAAATTAAAAAATGGTAGTTGGGTTCAAGCACTTGCCGCAAGTAGTAAATCCGTTAGAGGTCCTCATCCTCAAAAATTAAGATTAGATGAAGTGGATGAAATGAAAAAAGAAATATTTGATGCGGCATTGGGGCAACCTAAATCGAATTATGGTATAAAGGATAATGTTTTAATAGCTTCAACCTTACATCATGCTTATGGGTTAATGGCAGAAATAATTGATAATCGGCATGACAGGGACGCAAAATTATACCAATGGTGCGTGGAAGAAATGCGGGAACCCTTTGGTTTTTGGTCAAGTGAAGAAATAGCAAGAAGAAAAAAACAAACATCTCCAGAAATGTGGGAATCAGAATATGAATTGAAAAGGCCGACAATAGGAGATAATATTTATGATTTTATGTTAGTAGATGAAGCTTGGGAGCGAGGAAGATTGTTAGAAGTTAATTCAAAATTAACTGCAGAAGCAGGAATTGATTGGGGTCACACAGTAACCGCCATGCACATTATACAAGATACAAAAGAAAGATATTTAGTACCAAAAACACATGTATGGGAATTAGTTGAATTAACAGAAAGATGCGAAGAAATAGCTGATATATGTATTAAAAATAAAATAGATGTTATTTATTCAGATACTTCCCCAAAAGATTCAAATATAACCTTAAAAAGAATATTAGCAAAAAGAAGATTAAAAACAAAATTAATACCCATAGCCTTTGGTAAATATAAATCCACTGGCATAGAAGTAATAAGATATTTATTAAGATTAGGAATAATAGATATTCAAAATTCAGAATTTAAAAAGAAACTTCAACAATACCATTACAAAAATTCAGAACAAGAATTGATAGCAAAAGAAGATGACCATTTACCAGATGCCTTGACAGCTTGGGCAGTAAGCAGAGGAACATTATTAGGTAAAAAGTTTAATTAAAAAAGGAGCTTATTAATAATGAATACAACAGATAATTTTAAATATATATCTTTAGAACAAGAAGTATTAAATAAATTAACAAAAGCATTAAATAAATCAGAAACTATAATAACAGTTAATAAAGAAAATATAAATAATATAAATAATATAACAAAAGAAGTTAATAAATTGAAAACTAAATTAGATAAATTAAGATTTACAGTTTATTTTTTAATTCCTATTTGGTTTGTTTTTATTATTTATTTGTTGTTTCAGAAATAATTATTGATAAACAATAAAAATTTATTGATTATCAATAAAAATTTATTGATTATTAATAAAAAATTAATGATAAACATTAAATTATAAACATTGTTATATATTATGATATAATTTATACTTATATTAAAGCAAGGAGGTATAAGCACAGCTTATGGCTAAAAATAAAAAATGATTGGAGAGCATATGCATAATACCAAGAATAAGTTAGAAAAAACAGGAATAGCAATACAGAAAACTGGAAAAGCCTTGTTTGGGTTGATAACTTTACCTATTTTAGGCTTTTTATGTTTTAATTTGGTCGGATTATTTGTGGGATTGCTCATTGGTTTAGGCATTTTTGGTAATGCAATAAGTGATAAGAAGAAATAAGGATATAAGTATAGCTTATATGCTATAATAATGATATAAGTATAACTTATATCTTATTTTTAAAAGAAAGGATTGATATTTATGGCATTTTTTACAAATAAGGATAAAGACTTCCCTCCAGAAAATTGGTCATATTGGTATAATAAATATGCAGAATGGTTGGCTTGGTATAGTGGAGACCCAGAAAGATTACTACAATTTTATTGTATGAATCGAGGTCAATTTGAAACACAGGATAGTCGATTTTGGGCGAGAATTGAAAGAGAAGAAAGAGCAACCGCAGTTCATTTACCTGCCGCTGGGGATATATGCAGTATGTCCGCAGATTTATTATTTGCAGAAGCACCTAAAATAAGATATGACCAAAAAACAACTTCTGGTAAAAGAATTAATGAATTTATGCGTGAAAATGGTTTTATTAGTAAATTGTTAGAAGGGGCGGAAATAGCGGCGGCGGTATCTGGTTGTTTTTTAAAGTTAGATATAGACCCGGATGTTGTTGGTGTTCCTATTTTATCTATAATTGATACTCTACATGCCTTTCCAACATTTAAATGGGGAAGATTGTGGTCGGTATTATTTTGGCGGGTAGTAAAAACAGAAAACAACGGTTCAACTGTTTGGAGATTATTTGAAGATAGGGAAATTATACCAAACGGATTAAAAATACAATTTAAATTATACCGAGGAACAGATGCAACATTGGGGTCTGAAGTAGAATTGTTAAGTATTGATGAAACTGCAATGTTAGGATTAAAAGATGGAGTTTTAGAAGGAATGAAGGGGTTAGGAGTTGTTTATGTTCCTAATAAAAAACCAAATAAATTGGATTTGGGTTCTCCTACAGGTATTAATGACTTTTCTGTTTGTATATCCTTAATGGATAGTTTAGATTTTGCTTGGACTTCTTGGATGCGGGATATTGAATTGGGTATGGGCCAATTATTAATTGATGAAGAATTGCTTGATAAAAGAGCCCCTTTGGGTAGGGTTGAAGAAGCCACATTTTCAAAATTTCAAAAAGCTTTTATGCGATTAAATTTAAGTGAATGGAGATTGGGTGGTGAAAACATAAAGCCTATTGAAAATGTGCAGTTTGATTTAAGAGTTGAAGAACATTCCAAAACCTGCGAAAGATTGTTTAGCGAAATAATTGGTAGAGCAGGATATAGCGAAAAATCTTTTGGTTTAACTGATAATACAGGTAGGGCAGAATCTGGTTCCGCTTTAAGAATAAGAGAAAGAAAAAGTTTATTAACAAGAGAAAAGAAATCCAGATATTGGCAACATGCAATTTGGGAATTATTATATCAGATGCAATTAATGGATATTTCAAGTAATTTATCTTCAAGCTATGAAGTACAAGAGGTTGAAATTGAATTGGAGGATAGTATTATAATTGACCCTAAAGAAACATCAGAAACTATTAGAAATATTGACCAAGCAAGGGCAGCCAGTACATTCGTTAAAGTGAAATTATTACACCCTGAATGGGAAACGGAAGATATTGATGCTGAAGTAGCAACAATATTAAAGGAACAGGGAATATCAAACCCGCCCTTTGTAGATGAAGATGAAATAATTTAAGGGGGTTTAATTTATGATAAACCCATCAACTTATGAAACCTTTGCCGTTGGATTAACCGCAAAAAGCACCAGTTTAAATAATAATATATTAGCGGCAATAACTAGAGCAAATCAGGAATTAATTTTTAATCCTGATAATATTTCTAATGTTCGGAAAGTTTATGAGAAAGATATTTCAAAAATATTGAGCGGATGGAATAAAGATATAAAAAATTGGGCTGATGTTGATTTAGCTGAAGCTTATAAAATTGGGGTAGACCAGACAGATGATTTATTAAAAAATAAATTAAATGTATCAAGAAACCCAACAGGTGAAATAACTTCAACTCAAATAATGCAGGGAACAATATCAAAAAAGGTAAGAAATGAAGTATTAAAATCTTTGCCTGAACACACTAAATTTTATAACGTGTTTAAACAATCTTTTCTTGAATCAATCCCTCCTGCTAGGGCTATTATAAGACAAACAGATGATTTATTTAGAAAAGCAGTTGAAGTTGTGGGAACAAAACAATTTAAAGAAACAGAAATATTTACAAGAAGAAAATTTTCACAAGCACTATTAAATGAAATAGCTGATAGTGGAGTAACACATATTGTATATAAAAATGGTAGAAAAGTATCTTTAGAAGCATATACAGAAATGGTGGGTAGAACAACATCAGGTAGGGCGGCAGTTCAAGGAAGTTTAAATCGGTTTACAGAATATAATTATGATTTAATAAGAGTAAGTTCTCATTTTAGGGCCTGTGATTTATGTATACCCCACGAAGGAAAAATATATAGTTTATCCGGGAGTAGTTCAAAATATCCACCCTTTTCTGATGCTATTTTATTGGGGCTATTTCATCCGAATTGTGCCCATGATGTTAGTCCCTTTATTCCCAATGTTTCTCCAAAACAAGAATTAAGGGTTGACCCTGCTGAACAAGCATTAATTGATAAGCATGGATATAAAAAAGCTCAAAAAATAGCATATCAAGCTCAACAAAAACAAAGGTATATTGAAAGAAATATAAGAAAATATAAGAAAAGAGAAATAGCGTCGCTTGATGAAAATACTAAAAATATAGCACATAGAAAAATGTTAGATTGGCAAAAAGTACAAAGGGAGCATATTTCAAAAAATCCGTTCTTAAGACGTGATTATGGTAGGGAAGCGGTAAAAATAAGTACGGATGTGGCTGTGGATAAAGTAATTCCATCTTCAGAAGCAACACAGGTGGCAAAAAGATTATATGAAGCCGCAGTAAAAAAAGAACCCGCAATTACTAAAGATATCCTTGATATTGCTAAAAACAATAATTCAAAAACTGAAGGGCTTAATTATAGATTAAAATCTTTAGATTCTTTATCACGCAAAATACAAACTGACCATGATTTTTTATCCAATGCAACTTTTGATGAAATTGGGGATGCAATAAATGATGGAGTTCGATATACAATGATAATGCCAAATAAAACATACACAAATCAATTAATGGCTATATTACAAGATATGCACAAAAAAGGTTATAAATTGATAAAATTTAAAAACTTTTGGGGTGGTGAAACTTATAAAGGGATTAATTCCTCTTGGGTATCTTTAACAGGTCAAAGATTAGAATTACAATTTCACACAGAACAAAGTTTAATTATTAAAGAAACAAAAAGTCACAAAATTTATGAAGCATTAAGAGAAACAAAAGATAGAATAAAAATAATTGAATATAATAACCAATTATTTAGTGTTTGGAAATCTGTAAAAGCACCCGATACAATATTAAGTGTTACTAAAGAGCAGATAAAGAAATTATTAGAATAATTTTATAATTTAGCTTAAATTCTTATATAATATATGAAGAATATTTATAACTAATGAGGAAATAAGAGGTGATGGGTTTTGTATAAATACTATGTAAATCGGCCAGATGGTAAAACAATTTTAGGATTTTTTCGGGTAAATAGTGCGGGTATGATTGAAGGGGTAACTGCGGCTGGATGGAAATTATCAATGGATATGGCGCCTAGATTATATCAAGAATTTGATTATGTTTCAAAAGTTGAAGCAAGAAGATTATTTAAGAAAGAGTTCCCAAAAAGAAAATTGC